CCGACGTACTAGCACGCTAGCGCGACGGTTCGTGTACGAACTGACGGAGAAGGGACTCTGGAGCTCAAAAACTCCAGGTCTCTGATACTGATGTTCATCGTCATAAGACTGTTGGCGGCCAACGCGTTCTGCGAAATATCGCAGTAGCATTGACCATCCATCCATCTTATGATCAAACGATGGCGACTTAACGTCAAAGACTAGGTATTCGAACTTTTGTAAGTTCTTATTCCATCGTCTTTTGTTAGGTCTTTCGGTATCCGGTACATCCCGTAAGCTTGGACATGCAAGATGCATGTCTTCGCTTGGAATTTTGCCGAATAAACGGTTGAGTTCCCCTACAATATAATTGTAGGTATGGTAGTACTGTCTATCCCACATGGAATTTGCATAAGCAATCCATGAGGCATAGACTTCAGGGCTTCGCTTCGATGACCAGACTGTTCGAAATCGAACAGGAGTGACGTTGATGCCTTGGAAGGCATCGGTGCCACAGGATTCTCTAAAGAATCCACTGGTGCAGCTCTTATCACGGTTGATTTTCAACCCAAATGATTCGAGCTGTTCTATCGCGTTCAAGGCATTTGCCTTTGTAACGATAACATCGTCGCCGTACACTAATATACGCTCTCGCGTATATGCATCGGGAGCACTGGCCGTGAGGATAGCCCAAATAGTAAGCGCCAATATAGGAAAGCATAAACAGCTTCCCATTGGAGCAAACTTATTGAGCTTGATTACCTCACCATCCGGTAGCTCGGTCGATGAACTCCTACAGGCCTCTAAGTACGTATATACGTCCTTAGGGAACAGTAGGCGAACTAGATCAAGGTGAACGCGATCGCTAGCCTCGTTGAGGTCTAACGTAACGTACTGACCATTGGAGGACCCGAGTAGGGCCCCCCTTTGGTTCGGTCCTTGATCTGTAAAGAAGACATTCCATCTTGTGAGGGAATGCTTCTCCACTAACTCAACAATGGCCCTGCCTAATCCCTGTTGTACCCATTGATAATCAACAGGCTCACAAGAGATTAGCCTAGGGCCGCGAGAATCCTTCGGTACGAGTATAACTCGTGCCGGCAGATCCTTGTCCTGAATCGTACTAAACGATTCATAACGGTCACAAACATGGCCTAAAGACGCGTAGAAATACTCGTCTAAAGGGTAGTGTTCGGTGATCTTCGCCGAGATATTCGTCCAGAGATACTTGTCCCAGAGCTTTTGCTTGGTAGCAACTGCCCCAGGGCCGTGTCTTGGATAGATATCTTTCGGGTCAAAGGAGCGAAAGAGCCTTGATAAGAGGTCTCTCGCTCTACGCACCACGTCTACTTGAGTAAGCGGCGTTTTAACGCCTCTAACACGAGTAGCAGTAGTAAGTTCAAGAACCTCTTCAAGATCTTTGAAGAGGGTTGAACGAGTCGATAGATCATCCTCAGTTTGTTTAAACTTCTGGATGACTTGTTGTTCTTGTTCATCGGTATATTCGACTTCGTACTTGTAAAACAAGTAACAAATGTCGCGTATAACTCTGATGCTTATTATACACGGATCAGGACGGATTTCTCCGTTTGGTTTGAATATTAAGTTGAAGAACTCTCCGAGAAATCTCGGCAGTTCAGTTCCGGTCTGCATTGCAAAGTGCAGCCCAGAAACCGTCAACTTGACATCCATCCCAAGTGCCTTATCAAGGCACTTAGCCAAACGGGGAAGGGTTTTCGTTAGAAAACCTATTCCTTCCTGTCGTGTTCGCTTCTCTACGATGTGAATCGTATTGTTGAGAGCACGAGTGTTGAACACCAATCCATGCGTTTTGTGAACGTCAAGGAGTAGTGCAGCGATGATTTTACTTTCATCTAAGCTCTTATAAGGCACCATAAGGTTACCTTTCTTAGAGCATGCACACACTCAATGATTACACGAACACATTGTCCTTCGGAAACCATACATATGATAAGTACAGCTCCCAAACAACTCACACTGAAGAGTACAACACTAGAGCGACCGACCTTTCGGACGATCGCCCTAAATGTGTACCTTCAATGGGATGTTGTGTCAAACGCAGTAACGATAGACCCTGCGATCTTCCCAGAGGAATCATACGTAAGACCTTCAAAGATACTCATAACACTTCGCTTGAACAAGCGAACTGGAAGAGAAACCTTTGTCGGGCTTACGATCATTCCCTCGGAAGACGAATGGTATATCATTAACGTTTGACAAGCCAACGTGACTCATCTTCACAGATGAGTAGGATAAGTATCTTGGCGATGGTCCTAAAGACCACCGGTCAAGAGTACTTGCGCACCGTTCCCGGTACCGTCGTAAAGGATGGTGGTCGAAGCCCCTAAAGAGGCAACGAACGACATCAATTCGGCGATTACATGGGTCGGCTCAGTGGCTACCGTAAGAGCACCCACAGGGGTGTCTAAAACGATATACGCTGAGACGACAACTGGAGTGACGGAGTCCACGGACGAGACGACAGTTTTGTCGACTCGGACCACGGACCGCCGTCGCTTACCGAGCCCCGCCCCACTCTCCTGGTGAGAAATCGCCAGGCGATGGGGTGTGGCTGGGCTTTCGCTAATTTTAGCGAAAACAGTTGATCGATCTGCGATCGACAGACGCGTGAATTCAACTTCAGCGCCTGCCGAGTCCTTCACTTCGTTGGTATTGAGCGTGTTTGTTAGCATGCTTAGTTGTTGTTTATGTCCTACGAATAGGACCCAGTTTATTCAGGTCAAAAAGACCTGAGTCGATTGCGGTTCCTACGTCGGCGACTAATCACCAACGCGGCACCTAGACTCACCTCATTAGGGTTAAGCCCGCTCGATGCTATCGAGCTCATACTCGGTGACTTTACTTCGCGGCGATAGCCGCGCTCTAGAGTAACCGGGAGAGGTGCTGCAGTGAACGGTACAGGATAGAGATCCGGATAAGCGGCCCGATGTTCTCGGTGCACGAATATCCTTCTCTCTCTTGCAACGCTCCAGCAGTACCTACGTATGTTAACCCGCGGTTCCAAGTTACGTGTTTTGAGTGAATCGAGAAATCGGGAAACCCCGAATACCCAATCCACTACAAAACTCCAGGGAATGGCATTCCAGATGATAGCGGGGTTAAGGTTAACCCCAAAAGCATCTAGATGGCCAAGCAACTGTGCATGCACAGTCTGGTATTCAGTAAACATATAGTTATACTGAATCATAACATGGAATCTGGCTCCCTGAGTTTGGACGGTCCTAACGAGCTGGTATGTAGATAATTCAGTACCTGGGATTCCTCCCAGGGGCTGAAATACTTCAGACCTTTGCTCGCCAGGATCGGCGTACTCAGTCAGAGTTTGCGACCAGTGTCGCACTCTCTTACGGCCCGCGCCTGACACAAGCTCGTTTATACGAGCTTCGACAGAGGACAATGCGGAATGAATCCCGGAAATGTCCGATAGGAGTGGCAGAATGTTAAACTTCGCTTGAAGATAACCGTCTGCCGACCCCTTGAGGAGATGCCTAAGACGGTCGTAAGTTCTATTGTAAGAACGATAGAACCAACTACCGATATTAGACACCGTACGAGGGAGCGTGCTGAAGTCTTTTAACTCTATAAGAGAGTTAATAGCCGACAGCTCAGCCTTGATACCTGGCATCATGCTCGTTAGAGCACGATTCTCCAAGTCTGCAAGGTTGTCCGGTAATGGCACAAAGCCATCATCGGGACGCTTCACATAGTACGCAGGCAGTCCCACTAATGGGAAACCACCTGCCTGCTCTCCAAACAGAACCACCTCAGGAAACCCCGGTGCTCGGTGAGTACCGAATCGAGGGTGCGACCACTCCGACATCTGATAATGAGGCCTCCCAAGAGGAGGCAAATTACCATATAACGGAAGTTTCGCAGCAGATGTTGACCGAAGATCCCTACGGCACAAATAGTGCTCGTAGGATTTCCAGCCAACATTCCGCCCCCCACCAGAATTAGGCGTATGTTCTTCGAATTCAACCGCATAAGCGGGTGTAAGCGAAGGACCAATAAGCCTATCCCCATAATCCCAAGGATGTCCTTGGGTATAGGGATGGTAGGGGCTTTCGATAAAGAGGTCACCTTGATTGCAATTCCAAATTGCAGTTTCGGTGCCCTCCTCAGCTCCAGAGGTGGACTTTTCTGTTTTCATACGCTGGATTGTTGAAGATATTCAACATTTAGGGTTACGCCCAACAGGGGCGTA